GTGCGCCGGTCTGCGTCGCTATCGCACTGGATCCCACGGCAGGCGCCGCGAGATAAATCACTGGCAAATTTATCGTCCGGCCGATAACACGCCCGCTATTTGTTCCGATTGTAATGGTAACGGCATAGGTGGTACCGGCGTAGCCCGCGGTCAGCCAAAGTATCGCCTGATCGCCATCCGCACTCGCAGACTGAACCGTCAAATCACCCGGATTATCGGGGCTAATAACGACGTCCAGCGTTGCGATGGAGTCTCCTTCATTGCCGGCGATCGCTTCAGAGATGTCCAAAACATAGTCCAACGTGTCGCCGGGATCCTTCGCGGGCCACGCTGGCGGCGGTTGCGGAACCTGAAGCGTGCCCCGCGGTATCATCCCGAAACCGTCTATCAGGATAACGCGCGCGGTGGATGGTATCCAGGAATAGGTTGCAGGTGTCGCCATTCGAAACTCCACAGCGCCAGTAACATAACGACTTCATTCTAGTGAGGCTACGAAACTACCACTCTAGTATCGCAACTCCCGGCCCGCCTTGGCCACCGAGTCCCCCACCGACCCCGCCTGCGCCCCCCCCACCTGGTAGCGCGGCGGAATGTCCATCGCTATTTATTGTTGCGCTCGCAACGATCGATTCAGCGCCCGCGCCACCAAACGCCGCACCGCCTCGTCCACTCACCCAGATCGAGCCAGCTTGAAAAGCGGAACCACCCGTTTGGCCCTCGGCGTCGAATTCGCCGCCGCTCCCCACGCCGCCCACCGTTCCACCTATGCCACCAACGCCGGCCGCACCACTGGCGCCAGCTTGGCCGCCGGCGGCGGCCATCATGCTTCCAAAACTAGAATTACCACCGTTCGTGCCGGCGCCCACACCGCCATTGCCCACCGTCACAAAAATCGCTTGGCCCGGTGTCACCGCGCAAAACCCTTCGGCGTAACCACCACCGGCGCCGCCGCCTCCGGCACCACTAAAGCCGGCACCACCAGCCCCGCCGCCCCCCCAAAGTCTAAGCTTCACATTGGTCACACCAGCCGGCACGACCCAATTTCCCTGGCTCGCCGGCGTCAACACCGCCATTCTACTTGTGCCAGGACTAAGCTGCGGCAGCTTCCAAGGAACGAATGGCGCCCCAGGTAGTGTTGCTATATTCGCCGCACTTATTGCGGTTTGCCCAGTTGCGAGCGTTATCACGTACAAACCCGCCCACCCGGCATCAACACTGGGAATCGTCTGCGTCCCAGTGGCCCCCGGCGCGCCCGCTTTCAACTGAAATTGAACGCTCTGCAGCCGTTGTGTATTCTGCGGCGCACCGGTGTTACCCGGCCCGCTATACGGTAACGCGGGATTGCCAGCATTATAATACGGAAGTACAATTGGCGTCGCGTCCGCCTCTAGAAAACTTGCCTCAATCAGGAAGTTCGTGGCTTGTCCAGCGCCTGTCGGCGCAGTCAGCGAAAACGTCGTATTTCCAACGTTAATGCCAAGCCGCAGGAGTGGCTCAGACGTCTCGGCGGGCAGGGACCCGAAAGACGTGGTATCAACAACCCCAAATTGCGAAATACTGCCGGGCCCCACCGTTATGGTCATGGATTCTGGTTGCGTCGGCGTGCATACCAGCCCGTCTGCAACCATGCTCGTTCCGAGCGTCGCTTGCGCAAGATAGCCTATCGCTACCATCACACTACGCTCGATATTAAGTAGATCAGTGTCGAGCGGAATTCCGCCCGGATAGACGATTTGTCGGTCCACGATATCGATCCCTTATTCAGATGGAGCGCTCATCCCAAACTAGCAACGCCCCGCAACAATCAGCTGCGTCAGCTCGAGAGTCTGCACCAGGCAATGGTGGCCACCGGCAGTAGCGGCGGTACGGCAGCAAACAATTCGCTGTCCGATATGCCGGCCACTTCCATGGTCAAGCTGCCATATACCGGAACCCCCGGGCTGCCATAACCGGCCAATTGAGCAATTCCTCCGCCTTGTGGACGGAAGATCGTCAGAAAGAACTGATACGGCAAATTAAGACAGCCCCAGCCCCCAGCAAGGCAATAGCCAACGCCGCCTAGATTATAACCACCCGTGTCACTGCTTCGGGCAGGTTCAAAAATAACCGGCGCCCTCCCGGTCAATTGCACCAGGCCGGTGTTGAGTGCTGCACGCGTAGCGCGGCTCCGCAGCAGTTCCTCGCAAATGCGTGTTCTGAAGGGCGTATCTGCCTCATCCAGCCGCCGCTCCAGGGTATTACCAAAGAAATCTACGGCCACTGCATCAAGATAGCTGCACGTCGCCGTCAAGATGCGCGACTGCTGGATCACCGCCTGAATAAGTGCGTAAACCGCCGCCATGGCGGTACCAAGCCCGTTCAGCACCGCACCCAAAATCGGGGGCGCATCGCCGAACCAGTTACGCGGAAGCACGGTCAGCATGCGGCGCGCCATATCCTGAAAATCACCCAGCATATCAGCTAACCGTCACACTAACAGGCAACAGAATACCATTTGGCGGTGCGGTAACGTCGCTGGCGGCACCATTAATAAATGTACTGGTAACGCTTAAGACACTTGGATCTGTTGCATGTGCCAATGCGTCGATCTTAGACACCGCCAACGTTCCACCCACCGGTAGCCCCGCAACCCACGCCACTATAGCCGCTTGTGTCGCCGCAGCAACAGCGGCATGTGTGTGCGGATTTGACGTTTCCAACGAAGCAACGACCGTAACCGCCGTAATCTCCGGACCAGCCACGCTATACTTGGAACCGATCGGCCTGACTGAATCGACAGCCGCTTGAACACTTGCCAACAAAGCATCGCTGGGCGAGCCCGTACCGTCATCAACCGTTACGCAGAAATTGCCTGGCTGCGCCGTCCCCAATGTATTCTGGTTCTCAAGGATGGCGTAGCGCAATCCCTGCTGCACGCTCGTGATCGCGAACGCCGTGGCACCGACCGTTGCAAGCGAGCGGCTGTTGATGTAGAGCTGAAACCTGGCACGAAGGGCCGCGTCCGTTTCAGCATCCAGGCCACCAGCCAACGGTAACGCGTTGGTGACCGTATCAACACCTGGAATTGGCGTCGCAATCAAGCCGATCGTCGCCGCAAGCACATTGCCGGCCGAGCCCGCCGCGGCGGCTGAAACCGGAACGTCAACGCTCAACAGCGCGGCCGATAGGCTGTACCCGTTCGTGCCATTCCAGGCCGAATTGCTGCTTTGCGCTACAACCGTAAAGCTCATTGTTCCATCCAGCGTGAGGACGGTGCACCCAACAGCAATTGTCGCAGCGACGCCTGGTGTGTATCGTGCGAAGGTTACGATTCCGGAAGATTGGCCGCCAGGTAACCGCGTCAGCGAGAAGTCAGCCATCCAGGTGTCGAGATCCGGCCCCTGGCTGGTGGCTGCCCGCGTCGCGGAGAGCACTTGCAAAATCAACCATTGCAGCCACAGCGCCACGGCCCCGCAGGCTTCCATCATGGCACGCAATACGCTGCCCACCGAGAAATCCAGCAGTTGCGCAGCGCTGCCTTGCACGCTGGCGGCCATCTGCTCCAGCAATCCGGAAAACGTTTGAACGGGGAGCATGTCAGGCGCTCATCGAAAATGTGAGTGATTGCGTGTTGCCCGACGCCACGTTGGTATAGTTGATGTCCACCAATACACTCCCATCTGGAAGCGCATCAGCCGTCACCACCGGCAATGGCTGTTGCGCAACCGAGGCTTCATTGAAGATCTGAGCGTAGATCACGCCGGCCACCGCTCGCGCTGCATTTGGCTGGCCGACAAACTGGCCCAATCCGGCTCCATAGGCCGATTGCCAAATATAGTCGGTTGTATTGGTCAAGAGCCTGCGTAATACACGTTGCTGGCTGAGCGCGCTACCGCCCGCCAACAACAAATCGCCGGAAGGGCTGGGGGTCAGATCGCCACCCCACTGAAGTGCCGCATCTTGCATCGCAAACCTCCGTCAGTCGGTCGGTTGTGCCGCCGCCGTCGATGGCGGGTGAGTATGTACGTTATAGTCGTTGCGCAGCGCGGAAAGCGGTCCACGCCCGTCCGAAACGTCACCGGTCGCCACGAAATTGCCATGATGCGTCCAGGTCGCGGCGTTGCTTTCAATCGAGCCATCGTTATGCAATTTCAAATATGATCCGGTTGCATGCACCAGCCAGAATTCGCCCGGAGGCGCGTTGGGTCCAGGCGTCGCTTGCGACCATAATCGCCCGATAATGAGGCCTTGTTCCGCATCGCCCTCCTGCCAGAGCACAACAACCTGGTCCCCGGGCATCGGCGCGCAGGCCATCCCCCAGCCATTGCCAACCCAGGTTCCGGTCACAGGCAGCCAGCCGGACAGTAAACCTTCCGGCTGCACGGTCACGCGTGCCGTATAAGTTGCCGGATCAACCGAGCTGATCGTTGCCAAACGCGGCTGCGCCCAACCTTGATCCAGTTGGGAAGCGTGGGATTTGACAAGATTTAGGAAGGTGTCCAAGGCAACCCCCTAGCCGTAACGCGTTGAACATAACCATGCGAAAATGATATTCGCCGCTCAACGTCCATGATTTCATAAACGCCATCGAAACTGCTGCCCGTCTCCGTCAGGTTAAGCGTGGACCGTGGCAGCATTAAGAGATCACCTGGCATTTCAAACGATATTTCGGTCTCATGTGTGGTCCATTGAGATAAGGTTTGCTGCGCCAAACCGAGCGCGTCCGACATGGACAAATTTGGTCGAACCGCTGTTAAGGTCACCGGTGTTGCGCCGACGGTCGCGTTGCTCGCCGATTGCGATATGATTTGCTGTGTTTGGCTGTCCCAACTCTTCACAACAACTTCCAGCCCGGCTGCCAGGTCCAGCGCCTGCCGGAGCCGCAAACTGCAACAACTGGATGGCGTCACGGTCGCGATCGGTCCGAACGTGTCCCGTGGCTGGAAATTCAATATCACGCCATCTACCCAAACATCATACCCCTCCTGATCGGCCAACCATGTCAACACCTCCCATTCGCTCGTCACCCGCGCGTGCTGGCTCAGTGCGCTTCGTGTTCGGTTGGTTTGATAATATCGCCCAATCAGGGCCGTCGTCGCCGCCACGTTCGGTGTCAGCCCATGCCGCGCCGCCAGTGTCGTCGCGATGCCAGAAGCGGTCTGGTTTTCAAACGTCTCGCTGGTCTGGGCGGCGACAAGAAGAGCCGTCAGGTCTCTCCCGTGCAGAACTGCCTCGCCACGGATTGGATCCAGTTCCAGGCTATCGGCATGGCCCGTCATGAAACTGCACTGTGCACCATTCAAGGCGATCTGGATTTCAATAAGAACCGGCAAATTTAACCAGAATGGACCGCCCGGCGATGGATACGTAACACGAATTTGGAACCGGTTTGCTCCCAGATAGGCATTGCTTTGAACTTCCGCGTCTATAACACCCGATATGGCCTCGCCGTTCGCCAGCACAGTCACCCGGGGCTGACGAACTTCACTGAGGTCCAACGCCGCCTCCCGCGGAAGGGTCCACGGCCGGCAGCACCAGTGTGAACATCCCGTTCAACCACGGATCACTAATATTATTCAGCGATGCAATGCGGTTCCACTGAGTGGCGTCACCCAAGTAGACGCACGCCAGCGCGAACAAATTGCCGCCGGTCGTTATCAAAGTCTGCATTACGTACCTGCATTTGCAAGGTTCATTGCCGCGCGGCCAACATAGCCGCGCGCGGCCGTCAACTGAGCCAACACACCCGCCGCAGCAACCATATCCGTTACGTCGCCGGCGCTCATCGCCGTATCCGCGGCGCTGATACCGGCATCAAGCTGCGCGCCCACCCCAGCCATTGCTAAAGACGAAGCTGCGTAAGCCGGTGTTCCCACTGCAGTGGCACTGGAGCTTTGCACCGTCGCCAGTGCCGGTGCTACATCAAACCAACTGGAAGCCGTGGTCAGGTCACCGACAATCAGGTTCACAACGCCCGCCGCCGCGTCTTGCTCGAACGCCTGCGCGGTCAAAACCGCGCAACGAATGCGATACGAAATCCACCAACTGTTGGAATATGTGAAATCCAGTTGGGATATTACGACTGTATACAGCGCCGCGTCCCACGATAGCGGCAAGGCGGAACCCGCCGCGCGCATCGCATCCAGCAGCCGCGCCTGGTCCAGCGCGTCACTGCCGGCAAGATAACCCTGCCAGGCAATGTCAGCATCATCCGGACCCATCGCATCGATGATGCGAGCGCCGCCGGGCAAGCGATGCACCACCAATGCCTGCGCGCCACCGAAACGTATACCCGCTACAGCAGCCAGGCCGTCCAGCATCACTCCGCCAAGCAACACGCCCATTTTAGCCTCCGATCATGCGGCCGGCGGGAAGCGGATTTCTGCGCGCATCGAATGCAGACCCGCCCGCGGGGGCCCGCCCGGCCTCCCGCGCCAAACTGCGCGCCATCCAGCGTCCCATCAGCGCACCATCCAGATAAACATCGCCCTGCGTCGGCCCGGCCGCGTCATTCGGTCCATCAGGACGCGTCACGCCGTCTGTGGCCGGTGTCATACTCTGCGCGGCGAGCACACCGCCGCCCACAGCAGCAACACTGGTGGCGATGGAAGGGCCTTGCGGCACGTTGGCCGCCCCCGCGCGCCGCAACACCGCCGCCTCGGGCGCCATCCCCGCGGCCGATGGTCCAGCGCCGCCATAGACGGCCCGCTCACGCGCCTTAGCCCCCTGCACGTTCCCGCCGCCGGTCCCCACCGCACCCGCCCCGGGCACGCCCCCAGAGGCCGTCCTGGACCTGTCTGGTGCATAGGCCGCAGCACCTCGCCGGCCGAGCGCCTGCGCACTTGCCCCGGGCCCCGCTTTCATCGGAAGACCGCCACCCTGCCCCGCCCCACGCCCGGGGCCAGAGGCCGTCCGCATGCCAATCATGGTCGCGGCCGCCGGCGCCGGCAGCACGGCAGCATTTTCAACCGGCTTGCCCTGGCCGCCAGTGTTTGAAAGGATGGCAATTTTCAGCTTGCCAGGCGCCGCGATCGTTCCGGC